TAGAGTAACTGAATGTCTTGTTGATAGTAATATCACCGTCAACAACGATAGGAATAGTAATAGTACCACTCTTAGTTAATGCAGATGTTGCAGTAACTGTGATTGTTGGCATTGGTGACTTGCCGTCAGACACTGCTGAGATTCCTGTAGGGCATGTAATAGTTCCTACGGTACATGGAACCTGTTCACTACCGCATAATGCCATTACCTGTGTAGTAGTTGTCTGCGTACCGTTTACAGAAGTAGTAGTACCTAAGAATGTATAGTTGTCATTAGTTAATACAACCGAATAACCATCGGTTAAGTCGATAACGTCAATCTGATTGACCGCTTTAATTGCCATAATTTTCCTCCTAAATGTTTAATTCGCAGTTGAATACTGCCTTGAATTTAATGTCTTTTGCTGAAATAGTGAACATGAACCCGTTATCATTCAATCTCGAATCATCTAACGGTATCTTGCTGAATTCAGTCTCTCCATGCTTTTTAATGAGCCACTGAAGATATGCATTATCTCCAAATGTTTCTCTCAGCTTTGAAGAGTTATCAATAACAACTCCACCCACATAGATATTTACTGTGAATATAGTTGCAACATCGCTGTTCTTGAATGTCGTGCCATTTGATGATTCTATACACAATAATATAGAATCCTCGCCCTTCGCTCCTGTAATACATGCTGGAGTACTATATGTGACAGTATTGTTGATCGTCGTAGCAGTTCTCTGCCATATATAGATTCCAGGGCGCCAAGTCGGTGCAGTCTCTGACCACCCTGTTTCGGGAGGTGTAACTCCATCGCTCGAACTAGCATACTCACATACGAATTTCTTAACAGAGCCCTGTGCTTCTTTAAGCGCTTCATCAGCCTTGTTCTCGACTCTTTCAAACGCTCTAATTTTCACTTCGCCCTTTTCGTTCACGTATAGGCTAGGGTTACTTATCTCCCCCTTATCGTCTCTTTCACCTATCTTAATAACACCGTTATCAAGGTTAAGTTCGAACATCTCTCCGGTTATAACGCCAGTCGTGATAGCATTGGCACTGAAATTTCCTTCCAGGTCAAATGCAATCTTTGTGAATGTTTTTCCACCATCAACACTGTAGCCAAGACCACCACTAGAGAATTTCCACATCTTAGTGTCATCACGTAGTGTCGGCGTATTCATGATAGACCAGCCACTAGGCTGCCCTTCTTCATTGAAGTCTACTCTGTAGTAGCCGCCATTATGCCCTAGAATGTTCTCACTGTTTGTCTTGAGTGCATTTGTGAGTGTGTTGTACAATCGCTTTACAACTAACTGCGTAGGCGAGTTTGATGTACTCATTACAATCTCGCCGTTCGAGCCTTTGCAAGTAATACTGTCCTTCATACCTGTCAGAGTGATTGTATGCTCACTTAGAATGACATTGTGGAATACACCATTGTTATCTTCTACTTTGATGATGTCACTTATCTGAAGTGATGGATTTCCTCTCCATTCAACGGTTGATGGACTATAAGTTAACCCGTTCACTTTCTTGTATATTCCATCGAGAACTTCCTGTGTCATGTATGGATTCTCAAACGATATGCCAAAGCCGTTACCACTAATCAATCCATTGCAGGACACGCTTGTGACCTTCACATCATTGTCGGATGTTAACTTGAATCCACTCTGAAACTGATTATCCCATTTAACTTTAAAGCCACTGTCTTTAAACCAGTAGCCTATCAGTTTGTTTGCTTCGTTCATGCGACCATTCAATCCTATGAGTCCTAAGCAGTAGCCCATAAATGTTTTGCATGTAATGTTTTCCTGGTAGCCATCCAATGTAATGCTTGGGATATTTTCAATTGCAGATGTTATATTGCACTGTCTGCATATATCTTGTATTACTTCTTCTAATAACGCTGGATATTTAATGCCCGGCTCGTATTCTGCATTCATTCTATAGATGCTATCGTAGCCGCTGACAGTCACAATCTTACTGCCCATACTGCTTTCTATCTCATCTATATAGAATGTTCCTTTATCCACAAACTCATATTCACCATTCACAAGCAGTCCACTTTGAATGCTGAATATTCCGTTTTTTAAAGGGATTGTATCATTAGGCATTTCGAACTCCACGACTGCCTTCGCACTGTTGAGTTCACCAATTGTGACTTTTTCATCAGAATTCGCTATCTCATTCAGTGAAACAGAGATAACTTTATCATCATCCAATAAAGTATCTCCGTTGAATTTCACTCTTGCTTTAATGCTTCTATAAGGACCAACTATAACATCTTGATATTGTCTGCTTGTGTTAATCATCATTGCCCCTCCTTCTGATTATTTCTCGGTAAGGTTGAATGTTATACTATCCCATATCCATTCTTGACTTGCCCTATCATATTTGAATATCTGACAGTTTCTGTCACCGACATAAGCTGTCATCGTTCGTTTTCCAAGTTCCGGATCTAGGTATGTGACAGTAACGAATTCATCCTTGACGGCTCGCAACAGGCGTTCTGCCTTTGACTGCGGAATAGCAGCGAAAGTCAAGATGACTTTTTTCTTGACCCCCGCTCTATCTCGTAGCATATCTCCGTTTTGGTTTCTTCCGCTTCCGTCCTCCCTGTCAACATCACTTAGCTGTACTTCGTATTTGCTAGGGAAACACCCGTAGCCGTTTATTACTAGAATATATTCCACGTTGTCTCCCTCCTTTTAGAATAATAAAGGACTATGTCCTGTCTGTTTGACTTTGCCATTATGGTATTCGATGACAGACTCACCGATTGCTCTGCCGTTAAGAACGTTCTGTACTGTAATTCTTGTAGTACCACCATTACTAGGACCATTTACGCCAACCATCGCACTTCTTACGGCACTTGCGATACCCTGTACAATCTGATCGTTATTCGCAACAGCAGTTCTGCGCCCGATACGACCTACTAATTCCGGTCCGGCTTCTCGAGCAACGAACATCTGACCACTGTCCGGAAAACCACCTCGAGCGAATAAACCAATGTCAAATCCGAAATCGCCGATTTTAAATTTCTTTTTATCCGTCTTAAGGTTTAATTTCATAGACTTAAAACTAGGAATTGAACTCATGAATCGGCTAAGAATGTTGTCAGCCGATTTTGTGTCTACTTTAAAATCTGCTTTGTGAGATTCGAATTTCTCTTTGCTCTGCTTTCCAACCTTGCTTGTTTCGTTGCTGACTTTCGGTGCTCCGTCATTTATCTTTTTGGCTAACTTGTCAATATAGTGCTGACCTTGCTCAGTACCGTTCTTTTGTGCATCTTTCAATTCCTTCTGATAGCGCTTCGCATCTTTACTATTCTTATCGATGCCGTACTTATCAAGCATAGCCAGCAATGTATTGTTCTGAGTATTTTTAACTGCCTTTATATCTTCTGACTGCTTCTTAAGGTTGTCATACTGCTTCTTTAACTCAGCCTTATCAGCTTGTGTTAATTCAGCACCTTTTGCTTTTGCAGTAGAAAGCATCTGCTCGTAAGTCTTGCCTTGACTGAATGCTTTCTGAGCCAAGTCACCAAGCAACTGAACTCTCGCCTGTTTGCTTGCTTCCTGTTCTGTCTTACTTAAGGTCTGCCATACTTTTCCGTTTTCATCGCACTTGGCGTTAAGGTCATTGAGGCCGTTCACTAAAGAACTATATGTATATGTGCCATCTTTCGTTAACACTCCATATTGTGCAACGATGAATGCAGTAGAACTTTCAACCGTTCCATCTGTTGCCTGGATTGCTTTATTGTACATATCGCATCCTTCGGTGATGTCGGTTAATTTATTCGTTGCATTTTCTACAGCGCTGCTATATTGATCTGTCACCTTTTTCTGATTTTCAAGTTCATTTCTAAGGTAAATAGTAGATCCTGTGTGATTTGCTTGAGCATCAAGAAGTCTTTTTTCAAGTTCTGCTTCTTTCTCTTTAGATTCATTGAGTTTGCTAGTTGCTTCTGCCAATTGCTTTTTGGCTTCTACTCTCTTCATATCTGCTTCAGCAAATTCTTTGCTATACGCTTCAATTACTGCCTTTCGCTTAAGGGCTTCAATAGTTTCGTTGATTGCATCTTTTTCCTTGCCCCAATTAGAAATCACACCGTCATGAATCTCAATGTTAGTTCCTAACTGACTGTTAAGTTCATCAACGAAGAATTGTGCCTGTTTTACACTTCCTGTGATTTTGCCGTTCGCATCAACAATGTTATACAATTTGCTAGCATAGTCCGCAGCTACGTTAGCGTTCTTTATGCCATCACTAGCATTATTTCTCGCTTCTTCGCTGGCATTTTTCCACTCCTTGGCTTGTTCCTTTAATCCATCTGATAGTCTTTTCGCTGATTCTAACGCATTTTCCTGTGCATCAGAATTATCCTTAACTCTGCTTGTGAATATTGCTAATGCAGCGACTGCGATAGTTATAGCACCAGCAACAGCCACTAATGGATTGGCTGCAAGGAACGCAAATGCACCACCTAATAAACCTGTTGCAGTTGTTGCTCCACCTTCAGCCACGGTCAATACGCCGAGTTTAGTGCCTAATGCAGTAACAGCGGTACTAACTCCACTAAGTATACCGTTGGCATCATTTAATCCTTTGAAACCAGTGACTAATGTATCAAGTGCCTTATGTGACTTAACAAAATCCTGTACTAAAAGTTCAAGTGCAGAGATTCCTTCGCTCTTGAAGAGTTCAAATACCACCTTCAACTTGCTTACGGTACTGTTTACATCATTCAAGTCATTGATTACCTTGCCCCACTTCATAGAAGCGATAAGCGTTGCTACAGTAGTGGTTAATGCTGCTAATAATGTTTTTGACTGACCGATAGCCATCAATGTTTTTCCTAGTGCACTGATACCGACCAAAATAGTGTTCCCCACTAATTTTTCTAGGGCAATACCTAACTTTTCAAGGAAAGTGATAAACGGTCTTAAATTCTTAAGAGCAGCACTGACTCCCTTTAAAGCATCAGCTAATGCACTGACTACTTTGGGAACACCCTTTTCAATTCCCCATTTCATCAATGGCAACAGTACATTTTTGAAAGCATCACTTAGATATTTTCCTACAATATCTGAAAGTTCTTTAAAAGCCTTTGACAAACTATAAGCACTCTTTAACGCTGGCTTGAAGTCAAGGTAGAAAGCAAAATTGCTCAACTGCTCACTAATGTCTTCAACAGAATGAAGTAAATTATTTGCAGCATCCCATAGATTCTGAATGATCTTCGTTCCTAGTCCGGCTTCATCCCACGCTTCTCTGAAACGCTTTGCTAGATATCCAACGAAGTCGCATAAGTTCTTAACGATTAGCAGAATTTCACTTACCGTCTTCTTGCCTGTACCGTTCTGCCATACCTCTCCAAATGATTTGCCTATACTCTTTGTAAGTTTGAATAATTCATCCAAAGCAAACTTAAAACTGTCCATGACCGCCTTGCCATACTTGTTCCAACTGTCAGTGACAGGCTTAAATAGTTCCTTTAACTTCTTTTCTATTTCGTCTGTGTCTTTCTTTAAGCCTTTTAAGAAGTCATATTGTGGCAAATCGATATCACCGATACCACCACCGCCACCGACTCCACCAGAGCCTCCTCCACCGCCGGAACCGCCACTGTCAGAGTCGTTCTTTGGACTGTTTAGAATGTTTAATTCATCAAATCCTAATGTCTGTAGTTCTTTCTTTAGGTCTTTTACTTTCTTGGTTGCTCCACCCACTGATGAGCCTGCATCCTTAGCACTGTCTGCCATATCGTCCATAGCACCAGAGCCTTTTTCTAAGCCGCTATAATCAATGGTTGGTAATTTAAATCCGAACAAGCCTGCTACAAAACTAGCAAACTTGTTTAAAAGTTCAACTGCTACCTGTATGTAAGGAATTACTGCCGTAGCAAATACGCTCGCAATATTACCAATTGCACGTCTAAGCACATGGAACTGCTGTGTCAAAATACGTACAGCGTTACTAGGCGTATTGATTGTACGTGCCATATCATTGAATACATCTACCTTGCTGGCATTATTCATGATAGTGATGTATCTCATGATTGCCTGTGTGTTCTGATCCCAGGTACTTACGTTGCCTTGCAAGCCATATTTAAGACCTGTCTGTTTGACCATTGCGACAGACACGTTGTTACCATATTCCTTCAAACCTTTAATCTGTCCGGACATGGCACTCTGTATTTTATCGAAAGCAGTGCTTACATCTACGTTCATTAAAGAACTATAGTCATATGATAACTGTGTTAGGTTCTGCGACATTATCTGTGCTTTGTCACTTGCTACGCCAAAGCCTTCAATCATCATATTAAGTGTGCCCTGGTACTCCATCCACTTACCTGGGTCGATACCCATAGCATCACTGACTTTTTGAGCAAATGCGCTGGCACTTTGTGATGCACTGCCCATTGCGACATTGAATAAGTTTAACTGTTCTATGTATTCTGCACTTTCATTATAAAAGAAACCAAACGTCGAATTCAGTGACGAGAAAGTAGAATGTATTCCTCTTGCTCCGCTTACTAAAGAACTGATTGCTGAAAACAGTCCACCTGTATGAACCTTAGCACCTCTAGATTTAGAATTATAGGTATCTAGAGACTTGGATGCAGAGGCTACTGCACTCGGCATTTTACTAAACACATCAGACAACTGATTGCCGTTCTGTGTAAGTGGTGCCATGGCGTTTGAAATCTGATTCATCTGTCCACTGAACTTGCCTAAGTCTGCCTGGTCTAGTTTGCTGATGGTTTTAGATATATCTGATAAACTGTTCAAAGTTTTGCCAAGACCGCTTTTGCCGATTTTTTCTAAAGGCTTCATTGCTTCAGCGAGATTTCTTATTCCTTTAGAAAAAGCGTCAACGTTCTTGGTGTTTAAACCATTGACTACTTTGTCAAGTCTTGAAAGAGAGTTCAAAGTAGTTGCAATATTGCCGTCAATCTTAATACCTTGATTTAATCTTTGAAGTGCACCTGTCAACTTATCTATTGCGCTGACCGCTCCATCAACATCACTTTCGAATACTATCGATAATTTATCTATATCAGCCATATAGTCTTAAACCTCCTTCCTTAAAAAATAAGGCTCTCGGTTCGGCTCTAAACTTTATATAGATTAACGAAGTTTCGCATCCACGCTTCTGCCTGGACCTCTGCTTCTTTCTTTAATTCTTCTTCTTGCTTTGCCCCATCAAATTCATAAGGCTTATCAGTATAATTTCTGCACTGTTCCCCTTCCTTACGGCACCATGTATTGAACACAATAGCCGACACGGCATCATAGATATACATTCCATTTATCCAAGCCATCTGATTATCATAATCAAACTTCATTTTCTTGGCTTTCTGATAATAAACCGTAAGATATGGATCACTACACCAATACTGTTCATAGGTCATCCCTAACGCAAGATAATAGGGAAACCACTCATTCATTACTTTCCTATAATCATTCGTGGACGCATCGGCATCACTTTCGCCTTCTATACTGTCCACTCGATTGCGTTTTTTTCTGGTTCTCCTAGGAATTCGATTGGTTCAGAGAACATTTCTACAAGCACTGCAAATAGATGCTCTTTATTGCCAAGATTCTTTAAAATCTTTTCTCTTGTATTGATATCTGTATCTTGATGATTCATTTCAAATGAATTAATGAATAATTCATAAATCGCATCAAGTGGATTCTTAGCTGCTTTTTCAATTTCAAAGCCTTCTCCAACCATCTTACCGACAATTTCTCTTGTATAACCTAATTCATAATTCTTGCCTTCGTATGCAAACTTGATTGTTGTGCTATTTGTTTTTTCCATACTTGCTTATCTCCTCTATAAATTATTAAAAAAAGGCGCCGATTAAAGCGCCTCTAACTTATACGTTATCAGTGCTTTTTGCTCCCCATTCAGGTGCACCTGTAGGTGTGATATATAAGTTAGTTTCTAAGATGCTGTTTACTTCAATTGCTGGTAAACCTGTCTTTGATGGCTGACCACTAAAGTAAACAGATTTTGCTAACTTAGGATGCTTGATTTCAAACCATGTAGCCTTGCCTGTCTTTGCAGCTTCTTCGTACTTTCCAATTAAGGCATCCCAAACTGTAATAAGTTCCTCTGTTAGGTTTGCTGTGAATGCTAATGCTCCACCTAAGTCCTTTAAGCCTTCAATATAAGTCTTGTACTCTGTTTCCATTAGATCAGTAGATTCTAAAGTTTCGGGACTTGGATTTAGTTCCGGAACGGACTTGATATCCGGAATTACAGTGTACCCAGCAGTTGGTCTAGTGCCTGCTGTCGCTTCAACGGCATATCCTACAGTTACGCCAGCTGTGTTGATTGCTACTCCCATATTTATCCTCCTTAATATTGTGTTTCATTTTCTTTCTTATATCTCATGATTCTTCTTGCTATAGTATCATCAGCGTTAACCATCGGCTGGTTAAGCATTCTGCAATAGCCATGAGTTTTCAAAACATTGTCAATTACTAATGATATCGATTTGCATATTTCTTCTTTCTGCTCTTTATCATTAGAATAGATTTCAATGTACTGCGTAATATGAGCAACATTTTCCATCTCGTCAAATGTACTATATCGTTTGTTTACTACGTTGTTCTCTTGAATGATAGATACTGCCGGAAATCTAGGTGGTTCAGAAGATAATTGTTTTCCGATAATATAGATATCACGAAACTGTTTTCTAAGTTCATTTGCAATTTCAGCAAATAATCCATCTTCTTTGTCAATCACTGTTGAAACACCTTCTTTACAATATCAATAAGTTCTGCCCTCAAAGTCTCGTATGTGCCATGAGCGAACGGTCTAGATGGCATACCTTTTGTCCACTGCCATTTACCTTCATCACGATAATACCACCCATCATTACCGTGATTATTGACATCATAGTGATATCCGATGGTATCGTGTGGATGCGGCGAACGTGAGCCAACGATTCCGGTTCCGAATTCTACAAATAAAGCGTGTTCAGATGCATTGTAAATAGTGACTGTTTTACCTGTGCATTCATATGACACACTATTAATTAAATCGTCCTTAGAATAAGGCATAGGATAGGAATCTATCTCTCTGACCATCACTTCAAAGCCATGCTCACCGAGTTCTTTCATGAGAGCGACCTGCTTATATTTCAGTGTTTTCTTGTATTCCTTAAGACTAGAGATGGCTTGACTGATACTTTCATCGTTCAGCCTAACCTTTATATTCCTTGATTGCATATCTCTTCTCCCTCTTGCTTACTGCGACTTTTGTCACTACGTAATTGTGGGTCTCTGACGTATCGACGCCAATCCATAATCTAGAATATTCATCGATAGGACAGTTGGTATCTGTCGTAACCATCTCTCTGTCATAATCAGTATCTTTACCGAATACGTTATAATTCGAATCGCCCTTTGCTGCAGAAAGTGAAATTTTTAGTTTTGTCGGCTCAGTATAGCCGCCTATTCTGTTGCCGTATTTATCTGTGGCACTATCCTTTTGGAACAGTGCATAGTAGATTGTGAACTGATCTCTCTTGAAGTTTCTCATTTAGAATACCTTCGCTTTAGGAATAATTTCCCTTAAAAGTGCAGGCGAAACATCGGCACTTGCCCATTGTCTTGTTGTTGCATTTTCTGTGTGAGTCAGTTCTCCTTCTGCACCAGCTTTTGCAAATAATTCCACTGCAATTCTTATCTGCAGATCCTTGTATCTATTCTCAAGAATATATTCTCCGTTGTCATCAACAGGAAAATCATGATAAGGATAGCGATTTGAGAGGATGATTAACTTAGCACTTTGCAGAAGAACCACTAAATCATCGTCATCAACATCATCATCTTTTAATTTGATTCTTAGTATTTCTTCCTGTGTCATGTTTATCATCCCCTTTCATATTCACTATTCCGCTTCTTTTGCAAACTCTTTTTCAATGAGTTCCATTGCTCTGATTTCTGTAACTTTAATCACATCCCCTACTTTACGTAGGGTCTTTTTGTTTTTTGCGTCATAAAACGCTTTAATCACTTCTACTTTTTTCATTCTCTACCCCTTTCTAGACTGTAGGAATTTCATCCCCCGCAGCGAGTCCAGTAGCTGCACTCTTAACAACCTTTACAATGTAGTTCTGATTTGTTAAGGCGAAAATACCATACTTTCTTAAGAAAACTGTGTTTTCACGCTTGTTAGCATTTTCTGCTGAACGGCTTCCTCTAGTTGAAGATTCGGCTTCTGCACCCTTCTTGTTGAAGTAAGTGACTGCCTGTTTTGTTGCTACTGCAAATTCTCCTTCTTTTGCTAATGCAGATGTATAGATGTTTACGCCAGCAACTGTGCCAATGTAACCACTACGTGCATATGCTTCTACGTATTTTAATAAATCCCCTAGATTCTTACGGATTTCTGCAGTGTCTTTCTTATGAACTAATGCGAAAACGCCTAATCCTGTGATTTCAGTTGATTCGCTGATTTTTAAGTCCTTGATGGATGCTACTGCATCAACGAAAGAGTTGAAATCAAACTTGGCAGTCTCTACCTTCTGAGTGGCTTTCGCAAACTCTGCGACTGCCTTCTTCTGAGCAGTGTTGAACATGTCAACTGCCTGGTGTTCTAAGCCTTTATCAACTACTAATGGATCTTCCATTTCATCTTCATCATACCAGTCGAATCTGTTCTGTAGTGTCTCGATTGTGTATTCTTTTTCAGTGTAGCTGGCTGTAATTGACTTAGTGTTTCCTTCACCTTTTGCTACTGTTTCCGTACCATCAGTTGCTACATAAGTACGGATTTTTTTCTTCATGCCAGGTTCGCCTGTTAATGAGTTATCAACAGTACAGAACTGCATTAAGTCTAGATATGTCTGGTATTGGTCTTCGAACTTGTTTTCCAATACATAATTAGGATATGGTGTGTTTGCCATATATCTTATTCTCCTTTGCCGTAAATTGACTGATATTCACTAGGATTTTCTTCAGCGAACTTCATCTGTTCCCTTAATGACATTGTGCTTAACTTCTCTTTTGTCATAGTATCGTCGTGATTATCGTCTTGTCCTGGCGTTTTTGTGTTGTTTAACGCCTCTGCTTTGTATTTCTTGTTTAATTCAGCATTAAAAATTTCCTGCTGCTTGAAAAATGATTTCATATCACCCTCGGCTAAAGCACTAGCCACTTTGTGCGCACTCTCCTCGTTATATCCCATAGATATGAATTTTTTCTCATTTTCCATGATTGATAGTTTTTTTGTGAGATCAGCATTTTGACTGGCCAATTCATCCATCTGTCTCTGAGTTTCTTCTTTATTAATTTCTTCCTGTGATTTATTCGCATTGAGCTGCTTTCTATAATTGGCTGCTTCCTTTGCGTTTTTATCACTCTTATCTTTCATAGCGTTATATTCTCTGACTGATACAGTAGAATTATCTGCTTCTAACATTTCGATTAAATCTTCGATTGTTGTGTCTTCAGTTAATCTAGCGCCTAAAATTTCTCTTACGTTCATTTTGATTCTCCTTGCTCTTTAAAGTTTTTCTCTAACTATGTATGTGCTTTTTAAAGTTTTTCTCTAACTGTATATGTGCTCTTTAAAGTTTTTCTCTAACTCAAATATACTTACCTAAATATGCTAACCGGAATTTACGAATGACATCTGTGTATTCTGGTCATCTGTAACTGTTGCTGGGTTATCACCCTGTGGATTGCTCTGTAAGTCTTTACCATCATCATTGATGTCGGCTTTCAATTCTGTGTTATATGCTTTATCCAGGTACTCTCTGCTGTCCACATATACCTGCTGAGGGTCGCTGAATAAGTCAGCAGTCTGAATGGCAACTCTTGGATGGATGCCGAATGTCTTCATATTTAGAAGCCCCTGTGTCTTGACAAGCATATTTGTTACCTTGTTTCTAGAGAACTTGATATCAATATCTCTTAGTTTGACTTCTTCCTTAACAACTGTATTGCTTCGGTCAAGAATGTTTTTAACGATAGCGAGGAACTTCTTTTCCCCTTCATCGAACATCTCTTCAAGTCGATAAGCATCTTCCTCTGCTTCCTGCCATCCACCACTCAGCATAGATGACTGTCCTGTTGTAGAACCACTCTGCGCTTCTCTAGAAGGCATAGCGCAGATCTGCAGTAACTGGGCATATAAGTAATCACTCAGACTCTGAATTTCATTCTGATTAAGTGATGTCTCAATAGTCTTTACGGACGCTGTAGTTCCGTTTCTGCTTGTTGTGGATAATGCACCGTTCTCTCTAAGTTCGTCATAGTCTTCTTTGTTCATGTCAACGTTATCGAACCAAATGAATGACTGTACATTCTGTGCCAGTCCATTCAGTCTGTCGCTTGTGCATGTGTTGATTGCATTTAACAGGCCGATGGCTCTCTCAAAGCAGCCCATCTTGTCATAATCCTGTCGATATTCAACAATAGGAATTGCTCCGATACCATTTACGCTTTCTTCGACCTCACCGACATGTGTATCTGTGAACTGAAACACCCTGTCATTTGTGTAAGCCGTATAATGCGTTTCTTCTACAATCCCTTTATCGTTCATATCACGCCAGTATGTGACTGCAAGTAACGGATCGTGAAAAATGTCGGGACTGTAGATGATGAATGTGTTCATAGGATCCAGGTTGACAATTCTAAAAGGTGTATAAGCAGTTTTATCCTTCTGAGGAAAAACTCCTCTATATCCCACACCGCATGTTAGAAATGTCTTTGCTAGTTCCTGGTCCTTTGTGTGCTTTCTTTCATCAAAGCACATGCTGTTTAGTTCACCGATGTACCCATCATCCTCATCCGATGTAGTTTCGCTCTCCAATTCCTGTTCAGCCTTCTGAACATATCTGATTGGCGAGCCAAACACGAAAGCTGTCTTGAAATTAACAATCTGTGATGCGTGATTCTCTACTATCTTCTCGTTGATTTCGGGCCTTACAGGCTTCTCTCTATCAAGGATATCCTGTCTTCCCTTCTCGTACTCGATAAGGTACTTTATATCCTTGCGATTTAATTCGTGCGTCTGCATCGCATATGTGACTACTTTTTGAACATTATCTCTTGTGATTTCTGATTCACTTGAATAGATTGTCTTTCTGCCTCTGCTAATCACCAGCGCTGCCTCCTTCCACACGAATTTCTATTTCTTTCTTGTCTACCTTGCACCAGAGATAAAGCGTACCGCTTGTATCGTCGCTTACTCTGCCTAGTATCTTCTTTTTTCCTCTCTTCAAGCAGAGAGGACAATATATATTCTTTTTCATTGATTTCCTCCCTGTAATGAATAGATATGAGGGATGCCTTGTAGGTGACATAGGGGGGTAGGCAAATGAATGCAGGCATCCCTAATATCATTGTATTTTGCAGAGAGAGAAACGGCGCCTTTTAGCACGGTCTTTTGAATATTTCTTTTATTGTTCCATAGCCTCCGTACAGTCTGTCACACAACTGTGACAAGCTGTCGGGCGCATCATCATGCTCGTTCTTGCCTAGTATCTTGAATGAGAACAGGTTATTCATGAACATTGAATATTCTTTTGAACGTTTGCCTGGCTCAAGGAAATAGAATTCCCTTATATCGGGTGCATTCTGAAATATGCGTACTTCCTTGGCTTTGGTTGTCGGTGCACTGTGTGATGTTATGACACATTTGTAGCCAAGTCGTTCGAGTTCCTTCTCTACATCTTCGGCGTAGCCTTCACCACCATTGTTCTTTTCGACATCGCAGTCCTGTACACCCCACGAAGCGATTTTCTTTGCCACTTCCGGCTGAGTTATTCTCTTATCGCCGTTATTGAACACAACGTCTGGTATATATACCGTTCCATCTGCATACTGATAGGCTATCGGAGCACTCACGTAGTCACCACCGCCCCAGGCAGTATCTACTACGGTCAGTCTTCTGACTGGTTCCTCATTCGGCAGTATTCCGTTATAGTATTTCATATCTCCGCCGTTGAACAATGCACCTTCACGTTCTACAGGCTCTCCCTGGTACTGTGCGAACCAGGATGCCATGTCATCGTTTCTCTCGAATGACGCCCTTCTCTGCTGATAGTATTCAGTAGAGAATCCAACACCATAGTCATAGTCGAAATTGGATTCATCATTCTCATTGAGCGCCGGCAGATTCACAATCTTATACTTTCTTGACTTGAAGTTCGGATCATTCAATATAAGGTCCTGTCTTAGACCGGCCGGGTCAACAAGCGACCATCTAGTACCTATCCACAATACCTTGCTTCCCTGTTTAGCACGTGTGATGAGGTTGTTATCCACTAGTTTCCATGTCTTGTACATACGTTCCGGATTGAGTGCTTCTTCGATACCGCCAATTAAGTCATCACCGATAAGCACGCCGTTACAGTCACACGAACCGTTCAGTGTTCCATAGATAGAACGACATGTAAGTGTCGGATATCTCTTCTTTCGTTCCAAATCCAGTGTGTTCAATCTAGAGTTCTGATTCACTATGACGGATGCCGGGAAAATCTCACTGTATGTATAGGTCATATTGTCATTGATGATTTCATTTATACCTTCATAGAACGAATGCGTAATCGTGTCAGAGAAACTGCTGTACAGATTCGTCTTTTCTGAATTGATTCCCATGAGCCATGTAAGAAAGAACATAATCAATGTTGTCTTGCCTACTCGTGGAGGCATCGAAATAAACAGTTCCTGTAGATTTCCGTCGTGGAGGTCCTGCAGATCTTTTACCACGGTTTTCAGTATCTTCATTCGAGGGCGGTAGAACTGCTCGTTGACAGATCTGTTTATCTCGAGATAAAGCATGTAGTCCTCGAACGAATAATGCGCCGTAAACAGGAATGTCTTCTTATACATCTGATACATATTGTATCGTTCCTCGATATCCTTGCTTCTGTTGCTGTTTGCTTCAGCAAGTCTGCGTCTTAGGTCCTTGTTCAGATGCAGAAGCGTATCCTTGTCATTTGTAGCGTAGCAGTTCAGTACAATGTCATACTTGGCAGTAAGACTGTCAGTACTCTTGTAAAGTTTCACTTTTTTCTTATCTATTGCCATATTTCCTCCTTTATCTATTGCTGTGTTTCATCATTTAGTGCACAAAAAAAGAGCCTACACCATATGTGGTGCATGGCTCTAGGCTCTATGCTTATAATATGTTGCTCTGCTCACATTGCACTGCTTGCAGGCATCTGTTATCGATACACCCTGTCTGACCAGGTTATCTACCTCTTCGATTGAGACAGTCGGTCTTCCGATACTCTTTCCTCTCTTGCGTGCAGCTTTGAGACCTTCAACGGTTCTCTCCACCATCATGTCATGCTCCTGCTGAGCGAGTGATGAAAGCACCTCTAGGATTATGTTGTTTATCATCTCGATGATCCATTCCTGTCCGTCCAGTTCAATCATGGTTGTAGGCATATTAAGTATTCTTATTATAACACCCTTTTCCTGGAAAAATCTAATCTCGTCCTTTATGAGCTGTTTATTCCTTCCAAGTCTGTCGAGTGCGTGGATGTATAGTTCATCGCCTTTTTTTATCGTTTCCTTCAACTTGCAGTAGTTCGGTCTGTCGATTCTTGTGCCCGTGTACTTGTCGCTGTAAATATAGTCTACATTGTATGAGCGCAGGCTGTCTATCTGTCTGTCGAGAGACTGCTTTCCTGTGCTCACTCGTGCGTAGCCGTATTTCATCGCTGATACTTCCCTCTGTTATCTTTTCTGTCGGGCACTTCATCTAGTACAATCGTTCTTTCTGCTCTGTCATTACCACCTCGTGGTCTGATAATGATGTCGTAGTCAAGTTCGTTGCATATGTTGATTAGGATGCTGACCTTTGTGTCGCTCCTTCTAGATATCTCACCTATACTAGAGCAACTCTTATATCCTAGTCTATCTGCAAGTCTGGCAAATGAGCTGTTATTGTCATCAATCATCTTTCGTAAGCATTCTTTTAAGTTCATAATATCTACCTCTTTTCAACCATTTCATCAATGACGATAGAACGGGCATTTTTATCAACCCCTCTTTTTGGTCTTAATACAATCTCATAATCTAAGGCGTTTAAAATCTTGAGTAATTTATTTATTGTGATATTTCCTACTCTTAACGAAGTGTTGAGTGTTGTAAATGGCATATCAATCGACTCCGCAAATTCCTTTTGAGTTGCCTTCTTTTCATCTCTAATTAAAATTCTTAAAGCGTTGCTTATATTCATGTCTATCCACCCCTTTCGTTTACAACTATACACTAATATATTAGTTTTGTCAATTAAATAACTAATTTATTAGTATCTGCTAAAAATTAGGCCGTCGGTGGTAGCGGGGTTGAGCAGTATTGGTAAAACCATCAAAAAAATGGGCAGGGCGGGGGTATTAAAAATATCATGTCTAAAAAACGAACGATTAAAAGACAAATTAAAAAAACTAATTAATTAGTTAAATTAATCATTGACTAACTAATATATTAGTTATATGATAGGTACAGAGAACGAAAACTATTTTATTAGTTCTCTAAAAAGATAGTTCATTGACAATTGAATACGTGAAAATCTCAAAAGGAAAAGAGAAACGTATATATACATATTGCTATGTATAGTATTAAAAAGAAAAGAGATTAATCCACAACGTACCAATCTATATATAGATGTACATATTAGAATTAATCTCTTTATATTAGTGCTATATGTTTAGCCGACAAATAGCAACATGATTATATCATATGTTTTTCTTAAGGTAAACATTATGAATAATTTAGTAAAGTATTATGACCACGACGAATTTTCATTTATTTCTATGGAGAAATTAGAAGAATTAGAAGATGAATATTATATTGAATATTCTACTTTTGAAGATTGCTATATCAATAAAGATACTAGCGCTTATGGTTATTGTGATAACGATCTACTCACAAACGATACTATTGAAAATAATGGTTATATCTATTGTGAAGATACAGAAGACTACCAGCTAGAAGAGAACACTGTACATCTAGAAGATACAGATGAAGATGTATCAATAGATTATGCTTACCAGCATTGTGATGAGTGCGGATTGAATTTTAGCCGTGATTATGATATGCATCACAGAGATGGTGATTGTTATTGTGATGATTGCTGGGAGGATATGGACCCTGTTATTTATGATTATCATAAGTATGAAGATGGATATTATCCACGTTCTCTAGCACGTGAAAGTCCTTTATTTATGGGGTTTGAATTAGAAGTTGATGATGTACGTTGTGATTGTGAAAATTTAGCCGCCAGCGTTTTAGATGGTGACAGTACAGGCGTTTTACATTGTGAATATGATTGTACAGTTGCATTCGAATTTATTAGCCAACCATGTACACTAGCATATCACAAGAACCAGCATTATAATGATTGGTTTTTGAGTGAACTTGATGGAAAATGTAGTTCACATGACGCCGGCACTTGTGGTTTACACGTACACGTAAATAAATCATTTTTCGATGATCGCGGTTATGATAGATTGAAAACAATTCTTTTCTTCTTTAAAGAGGAGTTATTCCAATTTTCACGTCGTCAACGTTGGGATTATGGTTATTCCGACTTTGGAGAAATAATCCGTAAAAACAATGTAACAATGCATAAAGCAAAAAATACTAAACACTATGGCCATTCTACATGGTTCAATGAAAATAATAGTTCCACTTATGAGTTTAGATTTTTCCGTGGTACTTTAAGATATGAAACATTCATGGCCAGTCTTGAATTAGTTCACAATATTTGTATGGCCGCAATGAGTAATACAGATGTTATCACATGGGATTCACTTCTAGATGGTGAATATTGTAGAGAATACAGTAATTCACGTGAAATCTATTGCGATAGTGAATTAAATTTAGGTGAGTTAGAAAAGAAAGAAAATGAACTAATGCAAGCAATCAAAAAAGGTTTAGAGGAAAATGTTTTTATCAATTTAAATCATGTTTGTGTTGGTGAGATTGTAGGAGATACAATCGTTTTCTATTGTCTCTATAACAATAACGGAGAATTACACAAACGCCGCCAAAACTATATTGATTTATCGGAGTTTGAAACCTTTGAAACACACGGCTATTACTATTTATGCAGTAGAAAAGAACTTTCTAACTTGTTAGGAGGTGCTTTCTAATGTGCATCATCGCAATCAAGCCAGCTCATCACAAAATGATAGATGAAACGACATTAGAAACAATGTTTGACACCAACCCCGATGGCGCGGGTTATATGTACGCTTATAACAATAGAGTACATATCAATAAAGGTTTCATGACCCTAAAAGAATTGTTAAATAGTCTTGATAAACTAAAAAAGAAAATTAATATTGAAGAAATACCTTTAATCTTACATTTTCGTATTTCCACTAGTGGGAAAACAGATGGCGCCACTTGCCATCCTTTTCCTGTCACTAGTGATCTAAACGCTTTACGTAAAACACACGTTATAACTAACTTAGGTATGGCGCATAATGGTATTATTGGTGATTTTGAAGAAAAGAAAAGTATCTATAGCGATACACAATTATTTGTGAATAAGTGTGTATCATATCTCTATGATATGAACCCTAAATTCTTACATGATGACAGAACTAAAAAGCTGCTAGAACCTATTATAAATGGTTCACGCCTGGCGTTTCTTGACAGTCACGGCAATATATACCGCTATGGTGAATGGTGCGAAAACGATGGTATCTATTATAGTAATGAGGGCTATATCCCATGGACTAGTCGCTATTATCATTATAACGATGCTTATTATAGTAAGTATTATTATGGTGATGATTATTATTACTATGGTGATGAGGACCAGGAACTAAAAATTTTAGAAAAGTTAGAAGCCTATGAAGAAATCACAAATAGTGAAGATATCTGTTATATTAGAACTATGTATGATATAGTAGAAGAAACAGAAAACACGGAAATATATGACGTGATGGGTATGTTTGTAAAAGTTGATCCTATCGCAAGCCGTGCTATTCGTATAGAGGGGGTTGACTAATTGTTTAGATTATTGATTTATTTGTGTTTCTTTCCGTTGTGGTTGATATGGTGGTTTATTAAAATTGTAGCATGGTTCATGCTGCAGCTTGAAATATTCTTATTTAGTTTCAATGGTAGCAGCGCAATAAAAAGAAGAAGAAGATGGTAACATCTTCTTTTTTGTCGTTCATAAGAGTTTATAAAGCGTTTATAGAACGTTTAAATAAGCAATTATAAAGCATTCTAAGAGACTTTAATATAAATAAGGTATAAACAATCACGATTGTATAAACAACGCTTAGAATTGAAATATGGGCTATCTATATAATGCAGCTCATACATACCAATTGTAGAGATATTCTACAGGGCTTTAAATAGCCCTTTTTAGCGTGTTTTATACTATCGTGATATAATTATCATCTTTCTTATAAATGCGCCTTAGAATTGAAATATAGCCTATTTAGGCAAGTGGTAGGATCCAATCCATAAATAATTCAAGCTGGTTTATAAAATAATCCAGGAGACAAAAAGAGAAAAAAATAGGGCAAAATTTCAGATGTCATAATGCGCCGTCAGAAATTTCACGCGCGAGGTGGCAGAATTTTCACGTGCATATGTAAAAAGGTGAGCAAAAATCGCTCACCTTTTTTATTTCTCTTCAAAATCTGCATCTATAACAACAGCAGAAATTTCCTTTTCAATCTGTTCAATTGATTTGCTTTCAGAAACCATGTGATGAACCTTCACATCCTGGTTGTCTCTGTAGCCGAAATTGGATTTCAACAGAAATACAGAAGCATTCCTGTCCATAGTTCCTTGAAGTGCTCCCTGTTCGAGATTATCAGCCATCAGATTAAGCATCTGTGAGAGAAAAATCGTTGTTTCGTGATTAGGCCTCTCAGCAATCCATCTGTTTACAGTGTCTGGTGAAACTCCAAGGCAGACACATAGACCTCTCAAGGTAGGAACTCTGTTGTTTTCATCGCAGTAAGTAAGATATTCATAACTTCTGTTCTTGATTACATCAAAATCGTTGATTGTCGCTCTTTTTAACTTGAGCATCTCTCTTGCACGTGCGACAGGCAGCTTGCTTTCGCCCATCTCGTTGTAGTCGAACTTCTTTTTCGCCATTTTTTTACCTCCAAAATATCAAAAATTCAAAAAAATATTGACAAAATAAATGACCGATGGTCAGATTCAGCCCCTCTCCCTCATATGTCACATTCACACATCCCCCCCGGCAAAAAAACGCACACACACAAGGGGGATGGGTGGTCTGTATATATGAGTGATATGGTGCTTTGGTGTTTTTGACCCCGTTTCCTATACTCTCTATATATAAATACATATATACCTCTTTTATATTCTCTATATTATTTACTTATATATAAAATACCAAAACACCACATAATATATAAAAAAGTAAGTAAATATCAATGTTTTTTTAAGTGGTGTTTTCTGACTTGTATATGGTGTTTATGGCATTACGGTATCATTTTATGGACTATTCTAAAAAGAGTGAAAAATAGTCATGTGGTGTTTGTGGTGTTTTAAAACGCCATAAGTTGTGTACCCCCCTACTTTTTCACCAGAAACCACTGCTTTCTTATGGACTTTAATTCGCAGTGTGGTGTTTCTGCTCCATCGAAATAAGTAATTGCTCCCTTCAGATTCTTGTAAAAGGTGTTTCTACCAGCAACTCTGTATCTGCATTCATCGCACCATTCTTTGTATATCTCATACACTCTGTTTGCTCTCATTGATGTAAGAGTCATGCCGTTATCAATCCAGTCGAACTCGTTGAGGAATTCGATAACATGGTTGCTCTCGATAGCGAACTCGTATTCCAAATCCTTGTCCTCATCTATCTCGCTGAATCTGTAGCCATTCTCAATCAGTCTGACATAACCATCAATGCTCCACCACAATACTGCAGGCAGCACATCTTCGCTTGTGAGGAGTGTGTCAATTCCTGGTATCGCTCTGAATACATGGATATCATCCACTCGTGACTCGTCTGTAGTGAATGTGTTGATGAATTTGTGCTTTGTACCCTCGAATCTTCTGAGCCATCCGCCGTTGCTTTTGTTAGCCCTAGGCAGTTCGTTGCAGTCAATGAATATCTTGCATCTAGGCTTGAATTCAATACGTGGCTTGCCTTTCACATCTGTAGAGATGACATCGTTTGATGTGATCGCCTTGAAGATAGGCTCTGCCTCCTTGATATCACTTGTCGCTTCGTGACAGAAATTTACATACTTGCCTAATAGCTGTAATGTGTCAAAGCGTCCGCCTAAACGGCTTAATTCTAGAGTACTGCATAATTTTCCGTCACCTAGCAGTGCACTCAGTACCTTTGTCAGTACGCTCTTGCCGTTGCTTCCGTTCCCATAGAACAGGTACGCCTTGTCCTGTATGCTGTGTTCCATGAACACCGAGCCGAAGTACTCTGCAAATCGCTTGATCAGTTTCTCATCACTGCTAGTTGTGCTGCTTAGGAAATCCTCCCAGTCCTGGCTGTATGCATTCTCTCTGTACTCGTAGTTGAGTACATAGTCGTTGAAGTCATCGGGGTTGCGCTTTCTAGTGAATCTGTAATAGCCGTCAAATGGGTTCTCCGTGAAATACAGTGTACCGTTCTTGAGATTAAGACAGTTCACCTGGTTAGGCAGCGTATCATCATATACGATTGTTCTGACCTTGTTCAGTATCGCTGATTCAAGATTGAACGATACATCGAACATCTCCATGATTCCCTGTCTGATGAGTGCATCATCGCATCTGCTCCAGTACGTGCCGTTGAATCGGTAGAAGCCTAGAGATGGATTACATCTTAATTTATAGTCATAGTTGGCAATAAACTCATGGGCATATTCATCATTTGTCTTGCCTCTTGTCAGTTCCCTTCGTATTTCCTTCATTTCCTCGCCGTCAGCGCCTAAAACTTCCTTGGCATACTGCAATATGGCTTTCTTCTTAACTCTGCTCATATAAGGACTGTGTGCCTTGTAGACATACTCCATCAGTTCATCCATATCAGACATGGTAGTCTTCAGATACCATAGCGTGCCGTCCACCACATGATCATTCAGCAGTGTAACAGGTGAGATGCCGGCGCAGTAGCAGTCGCTCACATCCTTGCCGTACTCTCTAGGAACGTTGACTATATCGAATGGAATATTGTGCTCGAACAGCTGCTTTGCAGTTGCTGTTGTGAACTGGACACCTCTTCCGTCGTTATCGTAGCAGATGGCAACACGCTTGAATTTCTTGGCAATCTTGCATAGATACTCCGTCTGCTTGTTAGATAGTCTTGTGGCGCTCGAGAGAACTCTGTAGCCTTCCTGGTAGAATGTCAAGAAATCGAATACTCCTTCTGCAATGACGATTGTATCATTGTCGGTATAAGTCTCACTTCTGTTAAGTGTATCAAGACCGTACAGTGTATTCTCCTTGAATGCCTCCTCCAGGTATGGCTTCTTATATTTAACGACATTGTACTGACTTCTGTTTCTAGCGCAGTAATAGACGCAGCTGTTGTTCTTGAAAATAGGGATGATGATACGTGGTACATCCACCATCTCACCATTAGGTGATTTCTCCTTGAATACATGACTTCCTATATAAAGGTTATTGATGGTGCTGTCCTTGATCTTTCTTTGATGCAGATATTCTATATCCTCTTCTGTTAAATCATTGTGCCACTGCAGTATAGCATTATTCCATTCTCTGTAGTTCTGCTTGTATTCTGTATCATTGAATGCAAGATTGAAACGATGGCACATATCCTTGAATGCCATAGACTTATCACCATCATACTTTGCATACGCAAGCATGTCTGTAACATCTCCTCCGACACCGTCACTGAACGAGAACCAGGAGTCCTCGCTTACCATGACACTGTTGGGATTATGCCCTTCATGAATAAAAGAGGGGCAACGATATGTGCCCCCGTTCTTGTGCAGTTCGATGCCCAGTTCTGCAGCGAGTTCAATGCAGTTTATATTCTGTTTTATTTCGTCATACAACCTCATAGTAATCAATGTCCTTTCCTATAAATTCCTTGTATTTCTCCACATCCAGCACATCACTCAGCTGTATCTCACCACTGTCGAGCTGCTCTCCAAGTCTTTTGAGCTGTGCCACCTCTCCGTTCTTCGCATAGAGCATATTATTTGGATAGCATTTCTTTCTGAACAGGAAATACATGGCCCGTCTATACTGCTTGAAGTCGCAGTCGCTCGCAACCCATACATGATAGTTCATCTTTGCGAAGATATACCAGTACCTTCTGAATGCCTTCTTGTTAAGATAGAAGTCAAGCGTATGTCTTGTTACATTAGGCTCGTTAGTGAAGAAGAATTCGTTTATCTCATAAATCGTACCTTCGAAGACAACTTCGTTTGTTGTCTTATCTACTACTATCCTGTCTCTAGCGAATGTCTGTGTAATAGGCAGTCTCAATTCGTTTCTGATGTAGTTAGGATATGAGCCGTACTTTTTCTTGAAGTACAGTTCCTTGACGCCTAAACTCTTGAGTTCCTCGACATACGGTGGTCTATGCTTCTGCTTGTAGAAATCAAGTATGATCTTTCTATACAGTTCACCTCTGTAATCACTCATGACTAATCACCACCTTTCATATTATCTGATGAATCTTTTCTGAAATTCTCTTATTGTCTCTCGACCAGGTACGCTGCTTTTATCAACTTTCTTGTATTTTGAATTGACCGTATGTATCAAGAAAGTATATCTGTTAGTTCCCATGGCTGATTCGATATTATTGTAATACTTGTTTGAAACCATCACTACATCGTCTATGTCGATTGTTCTTCCTTCGAAGTCAAATGTGCCGTGTTCCTTTTTCGGTCTGAACTCCTTAAGGTATCTAAGCATGTCTTTGGCTAAGCGTTCATCATAGAACTTCATCGAATGAATCTGTTTTCCGTTATGAAAGAACTTAATCAGCCATGCATTTCCTCTCATATTAAAGTCTGCCGATTCCATACACCACGTGACATTATCCAGGTTAATCAGATAAAAGCGATTCTTCAGTGCATAGAACTGTGCTGAATTGACTGGATTTCTGAATGTGCACCACACTTCTGCTAGTCTTGCCATTTAAGATTCCCCCTTCCCACATTACCACATAGCATACAGCACAAGCAGTAGCGTGATAGTTATCAGTCCAGCAAGAACGAAGAAATCTCTGTTCGAGTGTTCCAGTTCTTGATGCAGTTTATCGTTCTGCTCCAATAGTTTGCCGTTGATCTTCTGCATATTATCGATTACTTTTGTCAGTTCTTCATTGTCCATCATTTACATCTCCTTTGACTATATCTTTATCCAGCGCAGTACAGATATAGCGATAACTGCGCCTTATCATTTCGAAATTTATCATATCGTTTATTAACGATTTATATAAATCCGGCACTTCATCTTCTAGCCTGTGCATCTCTTCTGTTTCTTCTGTCATATATCCATATAGCAGTTCAAATAATGCCTTCTTTTCTTTTGTTGATAATGGATTTATTTGATTCACCCTGTAGATTAATGACATGTCTGCTCCATCATTTACTAGATTATTTATGATGTTTGTTGCTTCTTCATACATAGGATGCTTCTGTATGAGGTAATTCACTGTCAGATAATACTTATCAGCATTTGATGATAAATCGATATCACTTTCTTTGTACGCTTTTTCTATTAGATATCTGTACAGAAGGAGTGCTGTACTGCTCTTTTCTTCTTTTGATAGTATTCTGAATATCATTTGGTTTCTCCTTTCTCAAGCAATTCTATAATCTTATCAAACTCTGTTTGATTTGGCTTAACTCTAGAATGAGGAAAGACATTAAGACTAACCTGTTTATATTCCGGTCTCATCAGATCATCAAGGACAAGATTGCATAGGTATTCTAGTCTCATTCTTTCGTCATTGTAGTAATCCACTTCACACATAGATAAGTACTTAAGCCATAGTTCCTTGTACCATACCAGTTTGATATCTGCTGGCGTTAGTTCGCTTTTCTTCTGCATCATTCTGTTTCCTCCTGTTCTATAGGATATAGAGTAAGTATTGCACACTGTTCCTGTGCATACGCTCTATATCCTATTATTCTGTATCTGCTTCTTAGTTCATCGATTACATCACTTAACTGTCTCATTGAATAGTAATCGACTTTCTTGTAAATATACTCATTCATCTGTATATCACCACCATACTCGGAAACGGTGCTCCTGTAGTTGCACCTCCGAATTTCAGTCTGCCTTTTACAAACCTTATTTCTGCCTTTCCATAGATATAGTTGTGAAACCACCTGGTATCCGTTCTAGACGGAACAAGCATTACCACGATGGTGTTCTCTTTTCTTGACTGTTCGTATGAGTATTTGACCCACTTACCAATCTCTCTGCCGTAGGGAGGATTACAGAACACGGTGTGCCCCCCCCAATCATGTGAGAGACCGTCTTGCTCTTTTGTATAGAATTTCTTGCATTTATGATTCTGCTCATCGGCACATGGATCTAGCGTAAAATGAAATTCATTGTCGAGCTGGTCAAAAAAATCCTGTGGTGTAGCCCATTCATCTGTCTTCGAGGAATAGTGTACAGCCATATTAGCCAATACAATCACCTCTGAACATATTACCCATGATTGCTTCTAGCACATTTACAACAATAGAGTTGCCAGCCTGCTTATAAAGCTGTGTGTCTGAACAGACTGTTCGAGCCTTGCTGAAGTCTTCATCATCAAACCCCATCAGTCTCCAGCACTCTCTAGGTGTCAATTTTCTAATTCTGATGTTCTCCATGTTACTGTCCTCCGTAATTACTGCCTGCTGAGGACTAGTGCTGAGGGTATTTGCCTTGCCCTCGCACACTCTTCCTCTTCTTGTCTTGCTGTTTGGATAGGCAATGTTAATGCAGTCTCCAATGGTTGCTTCTGCGAATCCTTTCTTGGTTGCTTCGGCGATTCTGACAATAGGTCTATTATCCATTATCTTCACCTCATGTCCTCCCGACGCTCTAGTGGTAATGGTAGGACACATTCCATCCATTCCGTAGATGCGACGAGATTGTTCATACTTAATGTTTGTGTATTCTGCTACAAGATTGCATCGTTTCATTCTTTGCTACTCCTTTATCATCATAGGACTTTTATAATCGCACGCAGTAAGTGTTCTAGCTGCACCCTTAGGGTCATAGACAGTGTTACTCTGATGCTGAGTGCCATTCTCTGTTTTCTTTATATATCCTACTTGCCTCACAATGCCGTCTGTAGGCTTTTCAATCAGTTTAGATGACATTTCATCAGAGAGATAATATCGTTCATCAACATTGTCTTCCAATATGCTACTAACACCTTTTTCTGTAATATGGTTAGCGGTGTCTCTTGTTGGAATAGTTGTTACTGTGGTTGCAATCTTTGCTTCTTCTCTCTCTACAGGAGAGAATTTGAATCCGTAGCCTTTTTCCTCATTAATCTGATTCTTCGTGAATCTGCGTTTGACGCATTCGCTTGAAAGGAAATACTTTTCATCGATATCTTCAACAGGTTCTAATTTATCCATGAGTACTGTGTCTGATTCAATCGGTGAAGGGAATGTATAGCCTGTATCGATATCCTTTCGAATACTGATGCAGAAGACTCTCTCTGTTCTGTGGGATGCCATAATCAACTGCGTTAAGTACTTGCCAATAATTGTTGTAGCCTAAGTTATCGAGCCATTCGAGCCATCCTTCAAAATCCGGTCTGAATTTCTTTCCTACTAGATTTTTGACATTTTCCATAATTAGATATTTAGGGAGTGCATCATCTGACTGGGCTTGAGCAAGAAGTCTCTGAACTTCATACAATAGTCCACTTCTTGTCTCACCTTTTACGATTCCCTTCAATTGTCCTGCTAAGCTGATATCCTGGCAGGGAAATCCATATGTCCACAAGTCTGCATAATCAAGTCTTTCTACCTTTGAGATATCACCATAGTTTCTAGTTTCACCATAAATGGCGTTATATGATTTGATTGCATATTTATCAATCTCGCTGATACCCACAATTTCATGTGGGATGCCAAGACGAATCAGAGCCTTTCTGAATGCTCCAATTCCGGCAAATAATTCATTAACTGTTAGCATTAAATCCCTCCTTATCTTCCAACGACTTTTGATAATAAGTCTTCATACAATTTTTTGAACATATCTCTTTCAGCAGTAAGTTGGATTTCCTTCTGCATTGAGGCTAATCCATTATCATTATTAGGTTCTGCATCGTTAACAGATACCACTGATGCATTCATGCCTAGAGAACGTCTTAATCCACGTTCAATTCCTTCCATTTCTTCATCACTTACAGTTCTCACATAAGTACCGATTCTATCCTTTTCAACAGTATGGATAGTTTCGCAGAGAGCAGTAGAAGGTGTTTTGCAGAACACATCTACATGAGTAGGCATGTCTCTCTTGATTTTTGTTGTAAGATAGACAACCTCAACATATTCGCTTCCTCTGTTTAGGTGGTCATCTGATACGATTACACCAGGTCTTCCTGTAGTATCGTAAGAATAAGAATCGTTGAAATTCTTAGAATATGTGATATAGAAGATATCTCCTCTCTTAACTTCTCTTGTATTTAGACTATAGTTCATAATAATTCTCCTTTATTTATTCTTTCCAAAAAAATCCAATAGCAATAAGTATGATTGTGCATGTCATAAGCAGAATGCCTATGATATCCATGACTGCATCGTTCATCTTAATTGCCTACCTTTGTAATCTTCTTGAGTTCTTCAAGCATTTTTGTGATATTCTTTTCACTTGCCCATGCTTTCTTCACTCCCATGTTTTCATAGAATTCCATAACGCCATCAGCATATGATTGGTTTTGCTTAATACATCTATCGTATTCAGCACGCTTGTTACGTGCATCAGCGTATTTTCCCCATTCACTGACATCGTTCATAGCATCATTAATAGCCATCCATAAAGACTCTCTCATGCCTTGGTAGTACCTAAATGAGGCGATATACCAGTTTTCTAAAATCTTATACTTTGCTTCCAATTCATTGCAGTACTTTTCTAAAGCCTTTGAATATCGAACACTGTTAACGTGACCATCCCCAAAACGATCCCACTCAATAAACTCTTCTTGCTTAGGTCTTTTAATCATCTTCATTCATCTCCTCTGCAATTAGTTCCATTACTCGGTCATGTAATTGTTGAACTTCATCAAGTATCATACTTTTCGTTCTTTCTGACGATTTTTGATTGATAAGTAAGGAGATGTTTTCTTCTTGGAGTTCCTTACACTCCTTGTTTAATTCTTTATAATGTGCTTTTAAAGTTTTGTAATCATTTAGAAGTCTGTTGTAATCTTTGGCGTGTTCCAATAACTTCTCGCTTCTATCGAGCTGCTCACAATATGTCTCTCTCAACTCATTTACCTTTAACGTGTCTTCGTAAACCCTTTGGAGTGTTTCACCTTTATTACAAAGTTTAATCATCTTCTATGTACCCCTCCTCATAAAGTTCGCTGTATAAATTGTTGAATTTGACAACAAGTTCGTTGTAATTTTTGAGCAGGTCATCATAATCACCACGCAATTCTTTATTCTCTTTCTTTAACTTTGCCCAGTCGTAAGCGAGTGCTTCATGGGCTTCAGAGAGTGCTTCATGGGCTTCATAGAGTTCGTCATATTCCTGCTGTAACTTCTCTTCCACTTCGCAGTTTTTAAAAATTTCCTCGACAACACTTATACAGATATCAATGCCATAATTGAAATTTTCGTCTCTTTCGTCAGCTTCAATACGGCATTTTTGATTGTTCAATGTATCAATTATTTTATTTCTTAACTCAATTTTATTTGTCAGATTCATTTTTGATCACCTCACAATTACTTAGAACTTCTTGAATTGATGTAGGTTCTGAGTCTTCCCACTGCACGAATTGGAAAAATGTATATAACAATCCTACTCCAAGATATTGCCTGTTAGTTTTCCAAACCTTTGTGTCTTTAGTCGGTTTTTAAGTATAACAACATAAGCCCATTGATGCATCTCTTGCAATATATTTATAGCCTTCAGCGTTCAAAAACTTCAGCAATTCATACTCTAATCTAGTTACTTTGGTTGGCTCTTTGCATTCTGATAAAAGCCATTTAATTCTTCTTACGCTGCAACCTACGTGGTCTCCTTGATTATTCAAATTACTAAACACACAACTAGCACATTCTTCATATGTACATTTGACTATGCGATTGCTAAGCCCAAATTCGCCATTGCAATTATTTAGTATTTCTTCTCTATACTTTTCTCCATTAATCATTTTCTAATACTCCACCTTATCTAAAGCATCTCTAATCAATGTAGGTTCTGAATCTTCCCATTTGATAAATTTGAAAAGATTGTCGAACGGACCTAAGAATTCTATATCACCCGGCTTAATGTCGCTTCTATTCCAATAAACATAGCCAATGTTATCATCAGTTTTTTCTTTATGAGGTTTATTTTCGTAAATACACAAGCAACCATCCTGGTCTCTTGCAATCCACTTAAAGTGAGTGCAGTTTTCAAGATAATTCAAAATTGTAATTTCTACAAAAGTATCGCTAAAAGCAAAATTATTCATCTTTCTTGTCCTCCTTGTTTAACTTCTTGAAGATATAGTCAACACCTTCTTTAATGCTTTCTGTAGCCTTGTCTACGTTTTCATATGTTACGTATTGAGCAGCCAGCATCTTATACATTGTTTCTTCAGAAGGAGTAACTACGTACACGCTCGTAATAATGCAAGCAACAATTGATAACTTTTTGAAGGCTCGAATAAGCGCTTTTATGGTAGAAGCGTTATCCTCGCTATGATAATAAGAATCTTCTGATTTGAACCATAATGTTGCTATTCCTATACAAATCAACATTAAGATTGTCATATAAATAGCAACCACACTGACTTCTTTTAAACCTTTTAAGACCTCGATTAAATAAAAGATCCAAGGATTAATAATTGCCATCTAATCACTCCCATCTCATGTACAGGCATTCAAGAGGTATATCTTCAGCCTGTTCTAAAATACAGTCTCTTATTGAAACTAATGCATTGAGGGCGCTGGGCATTCTCCCCCAATCGTTTCCAGGTATTAGCCCAGCATACCTATAAGGGTTATACGATAATTCTTTAATTCCCTTGCCTAAGCGCTCTACTGCACAATCACATCTATAATATTCTTCGACTTTGAAATCCCAATCCATGCAACTTCTAAACAGCCTGCCTAGGTTGTAACTAGGAGAGGGATAAAAAGGACATGCGATTTCTGCAAATTTATTGCAACCTTCAACTTTTACATAAATGCCGATATCGTAACTCATAATTGTCACCCCACCTTTTTAAGTGCTCTATCCACTTCTCGATTTATTTTGAATTTTTGCCATTCTATGACTTTATCGATATCCAAGTACCCTAGAGAAACCAACTCAACGATACAGATTAATATATCAGCAACCTCTTCGTGCAGATTACGTTCATACACGCCACGAAACCCATGTCTTTTAACTTTTGATATTGCCTGGATTAACTCTGCACATTCTTCCGATGCAATAGTAAGAGTTAAATCATCGCCGTTAAGATGTGCGACTTTATCTAATTCAAGTATTCTGCTTTGTGGGAGTTTTAATAATTCCACCAATCTACTTATTTCTTTATACATTCTTTTCTTCTCCTGTAATGAGTTCTGCATTAGGTAGTCTTTCAATCCATTTACAGAAATCTTTCCATTCATCCAACTTGTGATTTCTGCGAGTTTCATAGATATTCAACAGATTTTCGTAGTTCATAGTTACTGTTCTCTTCTGATTGTAAGAAGAAGGTAGTAACTGAATCATCTGCCACCAGTCATCCTTACTATGGTCTTGGATATAAAGCTGTCTAAAAAAATTCAAACAACTTATGATATCTTTGAATGGCTTATTGAGCACATCATCATGCAAATGTTCAACGCTGAAATCATCAAGCGTGAACTCCTTATCATGAATCTTATGCATTGTGCTACAACTATTCGCTACAGTGCCGACTTTATAAGTATCAAACTCTTTCCACCAATAGAGTGGTGCAGTGATATCAACACTTACAAAAATCTGTCTTAAGAACTTTCTATGACTAGGACCAGCATGAACTAATCTTTTCATTAGTTCCTTATCTTTTTTACCTAGTAAAACAAGGTCATAATCAACGAAAGTATCACTCTTATCCCAACTGTTCATAGGGTTTCGCATACCTCTAACAGCGTGCTCAAATCCCCAAATATCTGCATATTTTAAAGTAATCATTTAACATTCCCCCTTTTAAATTGCTACTGTCAATGCAACATAAAATGCAATAACTGCCACAAGGATTCCGATTGCAGCTCGGTAGTTCTCTAGCTGTTCTTCCTTGTTAGACAGCATCTCTTCTTTATATCTAAGTTTGCCTCTTAAGTCATTGATTTCATCGCAGTATCTTTCACGGCGTTCACAGGAGCGACGTTCCAACTCACGGTAATCTTCCATCAAGTCTTCATAATCTTCATATATTGCGTTTAATTTTGTAACTTTGCTTTCGATGCTTTCAGCCTGTCTTTGAAGGTCATCTACAGGCGTTGTTATGTACGACATCAATTTCACCTCTTTCGCTTAATTCTATGTATTTGTCTAAGTACCATCTGGCCTTTTTGATATCCTCTAATCCATTCTTGTTAGCGTGACGATATAGATATTTGAATGCATTGCAGATGCAGAAGTTTTTCACCGCTTCTACACCTTGTGTTTCTTCCATCACTTCAATGCACTCAAACTTCCCTGTCTCATAATGAGACGGGTGGTTCACACAATCATTCATTTGTGTCCTCCTCTAACTTATAAATTCTAAATTTCTTATTTCCGTTTCTATATAATTTGGTGTAGAAATGGTGCAGAGACACACCAAGATAGCACGCACATTCTTGAGCATTGCCAACGCAGACACACATATCTTCTGCATCATATATCGCATACAGATTTTTCTTTTTTCTCAATCGCTATGACCTTTTCTATGTCTTCTAAGTTTCTTACGACATATACTCTATGATTGATTGATTTTAGGAATTTGTGGTAATCCTCTTGAACCTTTCTTAATCTGCTACCTTTTTTATCTGTTTTCATTTCTACCCAAAACACCTCTCCATTATTCTTTAGAACTAATAGATCCGGTGTTCCTTCAATGCCTACTTTTATAGGATTTAAAGTCTTTGTATAATAAGTTCCAACAACCATCCTGTATGGTGTGAAGCCAGCTTCGGACAGCTCCACCATCACCTTATTTTGAATAATATGTTCTAGCTGCATATTCCCTTCAACCTCATTTGGATATGTACCCATGCGACAGAGTAGCCACGTTCTCTAGCGATTCTCATAAGTTCATCACGACTTCTAGCACGGCCAACTTCCATTCTCATTTCTTTTTTCTTTCTGTTTAGTTCTTCGACTTCTTGCTCTTTTACCACTCTCAATTTGACTTCTTCCATCTGCTTCAGTTCTCTACCCTTGACTTCGTATTCATATCCGCAGTAAGGACACTTGTCAGCGGTCTTGAATACCTTGAAGCACTGGGGGCATGTACGGATAGAAAATGACCCATCGTCATTTATCATTTTCTTTTTCTTTGCACCGTCCAAGGACCATTCTCTGTCACTTGTTGGCAGACCATGTCTCTGAAAGTTTCCTACATAATCGATGATAACTGCCTTCTTTCCTTCTTTTGGAGTGAGACATCTCATTGACTGCTGAATGTATAAAGCAAGTGACATTGTCGGTCTGAGTAGTAAGCAGCACTCGCAGTCCGGAACTGTAATCCCTTCGCTGATCAGCCCTACATTGCATAGTATTTTGAATTTGCCCCGTTTGAAATCGTTCATGACTTTCTCACGCTCGCTCGATGGTGTGTGACTATCTAGATGAACCGCGCTCACACCGTTCGAAATAAACAGGTCTCTAACCTTCCTGCTATGCTCTATAGATACGCAATAGGCGATGGCTTGCTTGCCATCAGCAAGTTCCTTGTAATACTTGAAAATATCGCCATAGACGCAGTTTTTAGTGAATAGGTCTTGTAGTTCACTTGTACGATAATCGCCTCTCACAGTCGCCATATCGCTTGTGTCGATACCGATATTAGGCGCATAGTAGTCATAATTGCTGATTGCTCCTCGTTCCATTAATTCGTTGGCTGTTATTCTCTGTACAATACAGTCAAACAGCGATAATCTATCACCGTTCAATCGTGTAGGGGTTGCAGTAAATCCAACCACAAGAACCTTGTAATGATTGCATACCTTCTTGTAGCTGCTCGCCTCGCTTAGATGACATTCATCAATGAAAATGACCGATGGTTTTTCACGTTCGTCTAAATGATTGGCTTCTGTAAAGACACTCGCAACTCTAGCATTTGTTATGCTTAACTCATTAAGCAATGCTTTGTGCTGCTTCATCAGTTCTTTTCTATGAACCAGTACCAAGCCATAACCTTTTAGGTTTTTTATCATCTCAGCCATGAGAAACGACTTGCCACTTCGGCAAGGCATCTGAATAAGTATTCCTCTCTTGCCTTGCCTAATGGCTTCTACCGTTTTCATGTATAGGTCTTCTTGATAATCCCTTAACATTTAATTCCTTAGCATTAGAACTGAACATCATCAAGTGAATCAATTGATGGTGGTGTTAATGACTTTGGCTTTGTATTGGCATCACCAGGTTCTTGCCATGCTGGTAAGTTCATTGCCTGTTTCTTGCTTAAGAAATAATGAACACCTGTACGGTCGCCTCCGTACTGGTCTTTTTCTTTTCTTGTCTTTAATGCGCCGACTTTACCGACCCACTGACTTGCTTCCATATTCCCTCTAGGAATACCAAAGCTGTCATAAATAGACTGTAATTTCTGGTTTACGATTGATGCATGAGATGCATCAAAAACAAGGTTGTAGAATAGTTTCTGATTATGACCACTGATATCAAGCATCAGACTGATCATCGGTTTCCCTGTTGATGTTGTTGTTTCTTCTGCCGTCTTGATGCGACATCTGTACATACCTTGAGGCAACTCAATAAACTCGTTTTCTACCTCTTCAAATCCCCAATTAATTGCCATTATTTATTTCCTCCTGTACTGAATAAGTCTTCCTGTCTGCACGCTTTTCTATCGTCGTGCTGATTTTTTGCATAAACATTCTTTGTTGAAAGAAGTCTGATTACTCTTTCACCTATTGCAGTGATTTCTAGATGACCAACCACATCACATAGACCACATACATTGTCTCTAGCACTCTTCTGAATTCTAGGCATGAATGATGTATACTGTTCTCCTGTCGGCGAAGTAACATCCACTAACTCCTGCCATGCAGTTAATAGAATTCTCTTCTGTAATGTTTTTAGGTTTCTGATGATTCTAGCCAAGCCGAACTGAAATTTCTGATAGTCTCCCTGTGAAGGAACTCCATCGTTTCTTCCAAGCTGACCATAGTAAGATAGGATGCAGCTCTGCAATTCGCTTACGTTATCGATTGCGATATTGTCATATTTATCCGTATTGCTTGCTAACCACGCAAGTGCTTCGTTCATGCTGTTTACAATATCGTCTACATCGATATCAATAATTAGAATTCCTTTAGCATTTGGACTGTTCTTTAAGACGCCACTTGTCTTGTCGATATCCAAGACAACTGTCTTACCTGGCAGTTTACCGATTGTTGTAGTTTTTCCATCACCAGGTTTTGCATAAAGCAGACAGGTGAATGCTTCTTTTTCAATGTTATCTGCTGTGTAAGTTTTTAAAGCCATTTCTTTTTACCTCCGTTTTCGTTTAATTCTTCGTTTGTTGATGACTTCTTTTCGAAGTCAACTAACGTTTCAGCATCTCCGTTATAGTTGCTGCAGATGCCCGAGAAAGGACAACCAAGAATAGAACACGCTCTATCATTTCTGTAGAAGAACTTCTCTCTGTCACATCTTTTGATTTCCTTAGCCATAGCAACTAGGTTCTTTCTCTGTTCTTCTAGTTCTTCCTTTGTACGACTTACAGTGAATACTCTGATCTTTCTTTCTGTATCTTCGTCATACCATGCTTCACAACGTTCAATGTATTCATCTAATGTCTCTGTCTTCTTTAGACGAATTGTTGGCTTAGTGATTACTGTGTAAGTGACTGGTCTAGTTTCTTCCTTAGCAATCAGATAATTACTTACCTGGTCGTTCATGAAATCAACCTTGTACATATACTCATCGGTAATGTAATTGCCTGTTGTTTTATGCTCGATAAGTCCATCGACAGACACTGCATCAATCTTTCCTTTTAGATAGATCCCTCTCGCTAGTCGATATCTGAATTCCTGTTCAACATCGACAATCTCCGGCAACTGAGGGAGAATATACTTGATGAATGCTCTTGCCATCGCATCCGTATAATCATGACTTTCAGTGAATGAGCCTGTGGTAAGGATTTCTTCTACCTTTGCGTGATAGCTGCTTCCTATTACTAACGCTTCGTTTTCTTTCTTAGGCTTAAGTAATTCTCTGTATTCAAACCAATATCTTCTTCTACAGTCCTTGAAGTTATTGATCTGACTTGTTGTGACTTCGTAAATCATTTTGTCTACCCCTTTCTTCTCGCTTACTCGTAAGCACCTAGAGCCGTGGGATGGATTTTGGAAAATGATAGGAGAAATGACAAATGAGAAAATGTCTTACAACAGTCTTGCTCCCACGGCCGTAGATGCTTACGAATCTACTTTCTTTATTTATTTGTGTATTTCTTGAATAATGCTTCTATGACTTCGTCAGTTGGACTCATGTTCCACTGCGTCATATAAGATAAGAATGCCTTTCTAGGTATATGGACCGTTCTTCGTCCATTTTCTCCTTCTACAACAGAGCCAGGCATGACTCCCTGTTGGATTGCATTGATGATGAACTCTCTGCTCTTGTGAGTGAGTTCCATTGCTTCACTGACACTCATGTTCCATTCGTCCATTGAGTTCTCCTTTCTTTACGTTCGGCGATACCGTACGTTAAGATAAAAAAATAATTACAATTCCACGTCTGTATAAAGAATTTGACGAGTTGGATTTTTATCATTGTAGAAATCCACTAAATCGTAGAATGCTCCTAATTCCATCTTTGCTGGGTTTTTCTCCCACTTAAGATATGTAGGCACTGAACATCCACATAATTCGCTGGCACGTTCTACAGTTAAATCAGCTCCAATTCTAATTTGCTTTATAGTCAACATCTACTCACCTCTTTCTTTCGTAGTCCGGTACTACCGAACTCATGTCTATACTATACCTTCTATTTCGTTCGGTGTCAACATAATTTTTTAGTATTTTTTGGTTTTTTTTAACAATTATAAAATTATTTTATTTTTATTAAACGGTTGTCTACACCGGAAACCAATGTTAAAATAATGGTGAAGAAAGGAGAGAAATAAAATGAAAGACGAATACTATAAGGTGGTTGGCGCATTCTTCAAAGAGAAGCGAACTGCAAAAGGAGTATCTGTCAATGATTCTGCGATTGCAGTAGGCCACGCAAAAACGTGGTACTATGATGTTGAAACAGGTAAATGTCGAATATTTCTGAAAGACACCATAGCATTATGCGAATACTTCAATACGGATTTGAATGAATTACAAAAATATATAGAAAAGTACTACTATAATAAAAAATAAAAAAATAAATATTTAAATAAAAAAAGCACCCTAGTTGGCGCTAGGGTGCAACACTTGTAAAAGAAACCATCTCATAAAGTCCTTCTACGTGTTTAATTATATCATGATTGGCACGTTCAAGGCAAAAACAAAAAGAAAGGACGTGCCACATTATGGCTAGAAAAACTAGATTTGGTCGCAGACCGAACAATACAGGAACTGTAGTAAAGTTATCGGGCAAGAGAAGAACTCCGTTCTGCGCTCGTGTAATGAGCGATGAACGTGACATCATAACAGGAAAGAAGAAACAGATATGTATAGGAACGTTCGCAACTCGTGAAGAGGCACTAAATGCCTTATCTCTTTACTCATTAAAGAAATCCAACAGTATAACGAATGAAGAAGCAAGAAACCTTGCCCCTAATCTGTTTGATGAAATACAAAAGAAGACTCAGAAACGTGTACCGACTTTCAAGGAGATTTATGACATTCTTTATGAAGAAGATATTTCAAAACTTTCCAAGTCAGCACGTGACGGATATAATTCTTGGATTAAAAAATTCAAACTTTTACACGATAGACGAATAGACACTATCTCTTTGATGGATCTCCAAGAAATTTTTGATAACAAGGAAGTTGGTAATAGCCTACACGTGCACATGAAGGTGCTATGTTCTAAAATTTTCAAGTACGCAGTGATCCATCAGTATATTCCGAGAGACTTCGATTATACATCATATATTAGAGTAGCTGAGTACAAAGAATCAGAAAAACATTATCCGTTTACTATCGAGGAAATAAAGAAAATAAAGGCACTTGACACTTCAGAAGCGCATATCATGCTTATCTACATCTATACAGGTTGTCGAGCCTCAGAATTAATTAAGATTGATAGAAACAATATACATATAGACGAATATTGCAACGATGACGGCTCCGAAATGTATATAAGTTACATTGTCACTGGCTCAAAAACTGAAGCCGGAAAAAATCGAGTAATACCGATACATGACGATATCAAACAGTATGTAATTGATGAATTATTAAGAGACGGCAAAAGGCTCATTGATTCATGCTATGGCAATATCGCAAACAAATCAGTACTGCCAAAAATCAATGATGCGCTTGAAACCAAGCACACAATGCACGATACTAGAAAGACCTTTGCGACATTGTGTCAGATGAACCATATCGATATTTATGTTAGAAAAAAAGTCTTAGGCCACAAGATGAACGACATCACTTTTGATGTCTATACAAATGAGTCTAAGAATATACTTTACAATGAGATCAATAAAATAAAATTATAGCGTTCCAACCTGTAGAAGCCACTCTTAGGAGTGGTTTTTTTGTTACTGATTTGTTACTAATTAAGCACTTTTAACCACTTCGCACTGCTAAAAAATGGCTTAAAATCAAGGTTTTTTGATTTAAATTTATTCATCATCGGTATGATAAAATGGCTTAAATACAGGGCTTTTTGAGTGCTTGTTACTAATTTGTTACTAATTGAGCGCTTCTTAGTGATAATTTACAGTGAAAAAAGTGAAATATATAATACATAATCATTGACAATTTGTCATGCATAGCGTGTAATCTTGAACGTAAGGAGATGACAATTAATGGTTAGTAGTATTGTGCAAGAAACAGAGATTTTAATAAAATACATGGGTAGTTTCATTTCTCCATGGACCGCTAATTATATCGATGACTTATTAAAAAGTTATCATTTGCGTTGCGAGGGTGTCGAAGATGTAATCCTTGAAGCACTATATTTTAAAGCATTCGCAGAGACGATAGAAGTCGCAAAGAGTCAATTGAAAGAACAAGGTATTGAGTATGATGTACTTATTGCTGCACACGTAATAGAGGAATGACAATTTAGACAAACAAAAAAAAGGATTGGAGGCAACCAATCCTTTTTAAAATAGCAGAAACAACGATTGTCTACTAAACTTAACTATACAACTGTTATTTTAGTATTTGTTTCTGCTCATGTCAATCAGATTAACATCCCATCATCTTTTTGATTGTGTTCTTGCCAGCGACTCCGTCAGCAGTCAAGCCGTGTTCTCTCTGAAAGTTCTGCACGCATTCTTTCGTCGCATCACCGAAGATACCATCAGTCCACTTAGCATCATATCCGTAACAGTATAAAGCAATCTGCACTGCTCTAACAAGTTCCTGTCTTTCGCCCTTCTTGACATAGTGATTGCCTAAAGCATCTAATGTCTTTTCTCCAACAATACCGTCAATAGATAACTTCTTACCATAATCGAGGTTCATTGCCTTCTGAAAACATCTGATGATGTTTTTCTTAGTGTTAGGACCGAAATAACCATCCACTGCGATATTATGGTCGGCATAGTAGTTAGAACGTAACTGTCCTACTTTTACAATCTCACTTCCACCCTTAGAAGACTGTACAGCATGAGTTTCCTGTGCTCTTACTCCTAGAATTCCTTCAACAATCGCAGAAGCACATTTATCAACATTCCAATGATCCTTGTCGTTCTGATTGTCTACGAAACAACATTCTACTAATAATGCTGGGGCTTTAGCCTTTCTTAATACATATAGATTCTTAGTCTTTACACCTCTATTTCTGATGCCTAATGCGTTCGCAATATCATTTGCGATTCTATCAGCGTGAGGTTTAGCTGCTGATTTTTCATTGATTACATATACCTCTGTACCAGTGCCTTTTCCACCGTTAAGATGGATTGACACATCAAGGTTAGCCGTATGAGCGTTACACTTATTTACGATTGCTTTTAAGTTTGAATTCTGGTCTTTTCCGTTGTCATCTGTACAGTCATAGACTGTATGTCCGTTTGCACGTAATAATTCAATTACTTTGTTTTTTACCGCTCTGTCTTCATTGACTTCATCTAATAATCCACTTGCTCCTCTGCATTTAAGAGAATGACCACCGTGTACATTAATAATCATACTTTATACCTTCTTTCTTATAATTCAATTCCTTCAATTTCTGCTCTGATCTTTAGAATGCGAATATAATTTCCTAAATACTTTTTCTGCTCTTTTAAGAGTTCTAATGAGCATTTAGGAATGAATGTCAAAGTACGAGCCTCATACTTGACGGTCATATCATCTAACTTGTCATATCTGATTTTAGCCTGCCAGTACTCTGCTTTGAATCTATCTTTATATTCAGCACTGTTCATTAGTTCGATTGTGTCCTGTAATTCCATAATTATTCTCCTTTGTTAATAGCGTTTTCTGCTGCTTCTAAGCCCTTTGTTAAAACTGATGGTACGTTATCGCCAGCCTCAACAAAGTTTTCGATAATGCTTCTCAATTCGTTGATAATAAGTGATGCTAGAGTGAACCATCCCACATAAGTTGTGATAGTCAAATCGACATTAATTGTCTGACCAATCTCAATGAAAATCGCTGATGCAAGGAATGCTACTAACACCATTAGCCAGTAGCCTAACTTCTTCCAAACTCCGCGCACCCCTTTGGCGCTGTTTTCCTTTCCTGTTAATCTAGACTTTCTGATTCCTGTGATGTAGTCGATGATGTTTAGGATTAAAAACCCTACAAATAAAAACCAATGTGTACCTAATGCAGCAGTCAATACTGCTACAATAGTGCCTCCGATTGCGTTAATCGCATCCATATATTTCAATGATGTATCATAAAATTTCATTCTTTCTTTTCTCCTTTTTAAGCGTATGAGTACGTATAAAAACCGCAAATATAAACATTGTTTATGGTGTTTTTTAATGAAGTCAAAGTAAAATTGCCTTTTGTTATATCGTTGGTTACAGGGTAATATCTGATGACTAGCCCAGCGTCTGCAGCGGGGTTTGCTATAGGAATGAACATATTGCCTTTTGGTTTTTTATCGGCAGGAAATCCTGTCCACATGTACCCCATAGTATTGCCTCCGATTGGGGCGTTTACTAAGCCATCCCAATTCAGTACACATAGTTTTAATCCATCGTTATACTTGTATTTCAGTGTGACACCACATGCATTAGTTCCACAAGAGATCCAATCAGACCAGCCAATATACTTATGCTGTATTTTCCCATCCTTAAGAACAAGAATCCATGTATCAATCTGATTTTCAGTGTCAAAATCGAATGCATATCCGTTGTATGACTGCGCTTCAAGAGGCATATCCACCTTTAACTTTCCACTTTCTGCCTTGCATCCAACTCCAATCCCTCTGCCATCAGCAGAAAAATCAAGCAGCTTAAACGAAGGAGCGATTGCAGCATAAGATGCAACACCATCTGTTGTGAAATAATCCTTAACAAGTACTCTGAACGAATAGGCATTATCCGTGCTGAACTTACCAGCAGATGATATATATACCTTGTTCTCACCACTGTATGAATTAGTGTAGGTTGCAAGAGTAGTCCATGTTTCTCCATTCTTGTACTGAATCATGACATTCTTATCGTTCTTACTGTTAACAGGTGCAATCGAGAATGAATAAGTGATCTTAACTGCCGTACCTTCATCATCAGCTTTATTAGATGTTACATTCCAACGTTGTGCAGTGACATTCTTAACGGTCGGTGAATGCCACTCTGTGACACTGATATTCTTGGAAAGTGAAGCCTTCTGTCCTCTTGAATCCGTAACTGTCGATTTTAAAACAACTGTACCAGAAGATTTGAGTGGCTGGGTTGTAAAGAAACTGTTAGGACCAGGAATACTCTGCCCGTCAATTTCATTCTGATAGTAAGTGATTGTAGCACCGTTCTTCGCTGTAGCAGATACATTACACTTGACCTTAGAAACACCCTGTATAATCGTTGAAGCACCGAATCTGCTTGCAATAGCAGCATCTTCATTTGTGTATGTGATTCCTGTTACAGTTGGCTCATAGCCCGATGGCAGTACTAAATCCAATCGGCAGTAGTTAGTACCGATGTACTTTCCGGCACGATTGTATGTATCTACCTTGAATGTCATATATGAATATGACGTGTTAGTCATCTTGCTGATCAGTGAAGTTGGAACTGTCCATTTGAATTCGTCATTCCACTGATTGTCAGCAATCTGTACATTGGCATCATAATAACTGTACGAGATTACATGTCCGAAATCAGTAGATGCTCTAGGTGTCTTGATTGTCACACTGTTTCCAAAATAAACTGATGATGGAGAACAGTAAGGCTTAGTCGCTCTAGGAATGACATCGCAGTCAATGCCACCCGAAGCAGATACACTACCTACATAGTTGCCCGAAAGGGTTACCTTCAATTCCTGTGAAAATGAGAAATCAAAATGCTTCCCCCCGTTACTGTCATGAGGGATTCTAATATTAGTAACTGTCGCAAGTGTCTTTGTTCCACTTCCTCCGATAGTCACACCACCCGACCAGATGAGCACGCCATTTGCCCACATAGAGCCGTATTTAGTAGCATTTGAATTGATATTCCACTTATAGTACTTTGTCAGTGTAGCAGTCCATAAATCATAGTTTCCGTCAACATTGACACTTGTACGTGTCATTGTCATTGTGACATTACCATTGCCACCTCCAAACGCTGCACTGCATGATGCACTTGTCGCCATCAGTCACCACCTACTTTCTTAAATGTTAATGATCCATCGCTGTTAACAATGAATCCGAAGTTTCCGATTCTCAAGGAACTAGAAACTTCAATATTCGAGTTATACATTCTGTTATTTGCAAAATACGCTACTTCATCATTATTCTGAAGAATAGAGTATTTACTGTTTGTCTGCTTTGTTTTGAATTCTGAATCCTGTTTACCTATCTCGATTCCTTCTGCATTGAATCTGATATAGGTATTCAGCTGAGTCTGATTATTTGAAACCTTGTCAGAAAGGGATGTAAAGTCTTCTTTCTTTACAAACCCCATCTGAATGCTTTCTGTTGTCTGCTGAATAGTAGATACAGTAGAAGCAAGGTTTTTACCATCTGTCGCACTATAATAGTTCTCTGATACTGTCTGTAAGATGGATGTCTTAGTCTGCTCTATGGATGAAGAAGCATCCTTAGTTGCCTGCTGCAGCTGACTGTTCATGTTGTTTATTCTGTTGTCGTAATCGTCAATGATTGACTTTAGGTCATTTGCAAGCACTGGGGTGGTCGTTGTATATGTTCCATCATCCCATAATATCTTCGACCTAACCCAGTAATAATGCTTGTCAATGTAGTCATCGGGAACGCTTTTCCACCCGTTACTGCTTGCATCGGGCATTTCCGTTGCAGAATCTGATAGGTAATACTCCGGAGTGATCGAGCGAATTCCTTGGCCGTCTTCGCCATCGTTGACTCTCACGAGGGTCATGCTAGCCGATGCCTTAATCATATAATTATCCTTCTAGCTGTGCGCTGAATGTTGCCTTGTTCGTAATATCGCCGGCACCGATTGTATATGTTGCCCCTGTTGCTACTGCAGTAGTTCCACCATCCTTGTACCATTTAATTGTTCCTAATGCAGATAGAGCAGAGCCAGTCACTTCAACTCCACCCTTGTATACGTGAGCAGTTAAAGTTGTAGCAATAGCGGTATTTTTAAAGATTGTTCCACCACTTGAGGTGATTGCCATCGTGATAGCATCCTTACCATTTGTACCGTTAATACCATTTGTGCCTTTATAAGATACAGAATATGATTCAGTAGACTTACCATCTGAATAAACAACAACAGTCTTGGTCCATAGATACTGTCCGTTTGGTACGCTTGGTACTGTAGTGCTCCATGTGCCTGTCGGAGTAGTAGTACCACTTGTACTAGCCTGGTAAGTAACTGATGTTGAAGTAATGGTAACACTAGTACCGTTCGAACCATTTGAGCCGTTTGTACCTTTATAAGAGACTGAATAGGCTTCTGTTGATTTGCCGTCAGAATACTTGACTACTGTCTTAGTCCAAAGGAACTGACCATTAGGTACATTTGGAACAGTAGCACTCCATTCTCCTGTCGGCTTAGTTGTTCCGCTTGCACCAACCTGGTAAGTTACAGAAGTGGAACTTACAGTAACACTTGTACCATTCTGCCCTGTCTGCCCTTTGAATGCGATAGAGTAACTGAATGTCTTGTTGATAGTAATATCACCGTCAACAACGATAGGAATTGTCACTATTTTTGTCAAACAATGATACAGCGGATTGTCTGCATACTGAT